GCGACATTTTTTCTAAAGGTTTGAAAGCCTTGATGTTATTTTTATCATCAGGGTAGTCAGCGTTAGTGCTTTTTTCTATTCCAAAAGAACAAATCACTTTATTGCCAACTAGCTCACCTGCGTTAGCGGGTGGGTTGTCTTTTCTACCAACGGCTTTTACCAAACTAGAAAATTTTCTAGAGGCTATCTCTCTAACCATTTCTTGTTTCTCTGAGTCAGAGTTGGTATACCAAAGATTAAGATTGTCTCTTGCGATCCAACCTTTATACTTCTCACCACATACTTTAACTTCTAACTTGAGATATTCGTTGCCTGCTGCGGAAGTTGTCTTCTCGCATGTGCTAATCTCTGTTAAATAGTCCCCTTCTGGAATAGCGGATTCACCACTATTTTTTGATTCAAAATCAAACTTGACGTCTGCAAAATCGCTCATTATTTTTCTCCTTTTGTAAATCCAAGTTTATTAATAATATATGTTAAGTTAGGCTCTTCAAAAGAATCCAACTTACCACTCCTGTCCTTAGCAATATAATTATCACCAAGAGTTGTTTGCAACCAACGATTGGTTACTTTCTTCCCTTCTTCATTCTCTTCAGTGAAAGTCCTAAGACATAACACTTCATCAAAGAAGTAAGGAATTTGGGTAGGTAGTTTCGCACCAACCATCATTGGTTGATGATGGAACATACCTGTTGATTCGTCACGTAGCTTATCTTCCTTTGCAACAAAGATAACGTGCATTTTAAGGTCTCTAAATCTACGCATGGTTCTAGTCATTACCGTAATGACCTCGCCATATGCTTGTCTAGGATCTTTAGACCTTGCTTTTTCCTGTGCTAATAAAAGCTCAGACATTTCGGTAACACTATCTAAACAGATAGTATCGTAATCGAGTTTGCCATTCTCTAGCATATCTGCGATTTCCTCAATCTCATATGCTTCTTTAACTTCAATAGCGGTTACATTGTCTGCATCTTTAATAGATAACAGCCCAGCTTCCATACTAATGATTAAAGTTTTTCCAGGCGCAGTTGCAAGTGAGGTTGTTTTACCAACCCCAGAAGCACCATACATTAAAATCTTAGCTCCTTGATTATTAACCAAGTCCCCAGGACTTTTTATTCTACTTAATATATCAGTCATTCATCTTCTCCTTTTTTATTTAAAATACTATTTTAATTTATTTTAATATGAATTACAATATGTGTAGATTAAATATTTAACGGAATGTAAAATGAGAGAAGTAGACGTAAATCAGTGGAAGGTGAATTATCTCTGGCGGTTAAAAAACTTAACCGAGGAAGAGCTTAAATCATTTAAACAGCAAAAGCTAGAACCAGAATATAAGGAGAGAGAAGTGCAAAGAATAACATTAAAGAAGTATATTGAATTTATAGGTACGGAGCCTGCAGCTGAATTATTTGACTGCTCAACCGCCTCAACCAAAGCTTGGAGATATGGTCTTAGACAACCCTCTATTAAACAAGCTAAAAAGATTATTAAAGCATCTGGCGGCAAGTTAGACTTTGAATCTATCTTTGGCCCTATTGAAGAAGTTGAAACAAAAGCTTAACAGTGTTCAATTTAAACGTAACAGAGCAAGACTCTGCGTTGGACATTGCGCTTGCTTATGCAGAATACGGGCTCAGCGTAGTCCCCTTACATCGGCATAACAAAGTACCAACCAAAGAGTTAGGTGGGTGGCAAAAGTTTCAAGAGAGACAGCCAACTACAGAAGAGCTAGAGAAGTGGTTTAAGGGGAGAGACGATGTAGTCGTTGCCTTAGTCTGCGGTAAGTTTATTGTAGTTGATGCAGATACTGCCGAAGCGGTCAATTGGGTTGAAGCCAATCTCCCTGTCACACCTTTTAAAGTCGCGACGGGTAAAGGGGTTCATTATTATTATAACAATCCAGAAAACTTTACGACTTGGGTGGCAAGACGTACTGAGGGATATGATCCTGCCAAGCTGATTGATATAAGAGGCGTTGGCGGTCTAATTGTTGCCCCTCATAATATTCATGCAACGGGTGCTATCTATACACCTATTAAAATTCCAGACTGGGATTTAAACGACGTTGAAGATCTTCCAGACTTTACCAAAGAGTTATGGGTTAAGGTAACAGGCGTTGAGAAAGATGTTGATGGCCAACCTATATCAACTCCGCTATCTATTGATGGTGTGACTGAGGGAAGCAGGAACGATCAAGCTGCTAGGTTAGCAGGATTTTTAATTGCTAAAGGTCTGAATACAACCTTTACAGAGTTCTTTATTCAGTCTTGGAACTCTCAGAATAAGCCGCCTTTGCCAGCTACTGAGATATCTACGGTTGTTAACTCTGTTCAGAAAACCCATGATCGTAAGACTCAACAAGCGCCGTCTTATATCTCAGGCAAAAGAACAATCAAAGAGCCAGTCAATCTTTATTCTCCTCCAGGCATATTAAAAGATATCTATGAGTATTCAGAACAGGTTGCTCAGATATCTCAGCCTGCTATTAGTATGCAAGCAGCTTTGTCTTTAGGCTCAGTTGCTCTTGGCAGAATGTATAAAACCAATATGAATAACTTTTCATCTTTGTTCTTTATGTGTATTGCTAAGTCTGGCCAAGGCAAAGAAAACGTTAAGACTGTTGTTGAGAATATTTTACAGCAAGCAGATTTTGGCGATCTAATGGCAGGAGATGGGTACACCTCAAGTGGTGCTATTTACTCTTTGCTGAGATACAAACCAACGCATATAACGGTAATGGATGAATTTGGTAAGCGTCTTGAAAGCATTTCCAAATCATCCAACTCTAATAAAGAAGACGCGATTCAAGTCTTAATGGAAACGTGGGGTAGGTGTCATGGTGTTTTAAGACCTGACAATTACTCAATGATGACGTTGAATCAAAAGCAGCAGAAAGAAGCAATGGATCGCTCAACCGTCAAGCCAGCAATTACCCTTGTTGGTATGAGTGTACCTAAAAACTTTTACGGCGCTTTATCAACAGGTCGTATCGTCGATGGTTTCTTGAATAGGTTTATTGTGGTTGAATCTAACGTGCCAAGAACTGTAGGCAGGATGGTTCCATTTGTTGCGCCACCTCAATCTACATCTGATTGGGTGTCTCACGTACGTCAAGTGGATAACGAGATGGAGCAAATATCTAGGGACAACGCAGAGCTAGACTTTAAATCACGCATCCTAACCTTTGATGATGACAGCAACGACCTCTTTGAAAAGCTTGCTTATAGATTGGTTGATGAGCAAAACGTTTTAGAGAAAGAAGGTCTGGAGGTTTTACTTTCTAGAACAAGAGAGAAAGCAATGAGACTTGCCTTGATCGGCGCTTTAGCTGACGACAGGAAGGCCAAAGTAATTAAAGGTGATATCACTCAATGGGCAATTGACTATGTTTATTACTACGACCAGCTTCTTGTAGAGAACTGTAAAGATAAAGTTGCAGGTTCAGAGATGGAAGGACGTATCAAACAAGTCCTAAGCTTTATCAGATCGCAAGGGGAATGGGGTATAAGTAAGCGTGATATTGATCGACGTGAAATATTCAGATCAATGAAGTCGTACGAAGTCAAAGAAATTATAGAACGATTAAAGAACTCAGGGGAGATACAAGAAAAAGATTTAAAAGCTAAGGGAACGGGAAGACCAACAAAACGTATTGTTGCGATCGACCCAGAATTTTTCAACGAAGACTAATTAAAGGAGATACAGATGGATAATCCAAAACCAAAGATGGAGAATATTAACGACCAAAAACGCGAAGAACGCGTCGCTGGTTTTATAGAAGGCCTCTGGAATGTTAGGTGTCATAAGCTTCCAGTTAGCTACGGGCTAGACTATTGGTGCGAAAGCCAAGACACGTCTTTTTGGCTAGAGGTAAAATGTAGGACGTTTGGTATAGATAGGTATGACACCTTGCTTTTGTCGTCTAGCAAACTAAGGATGGGTTCAGCTCTTTCGCTTGCAACCAATCAGCCTTTTTTGATTGTTTATGCTATGACTGACAGCGTCTACAGCCACACCTGGAAGAGAGATCACGTGTATGACGTTAGGTTTGGGACAATTGCCGAGCCTATCTACGAGGAAGACTCAGAGCCTTACATCCACTTTTCTAAAGAAGAGCTTGATTGCCTATCTCCCCATCCTTTGGGTTTTGACAGGGAAGAAATGGGCTTGGTTAAGAACTACAACAAGAATAAATAATATGTTAAATTAGCGGTATGGAAGGATTATACGATTACAAAGGCTGGTTCTGGGATGACGTCAATCAAAGAATGTATCGTTGGCATGAGCTAGAAATTCTAATGAAAGAGAGAAAAATAAAAAAGGAGAGAGAAGATGCCAATAAACTCAAGAACGAAGGGAGCGACGTTTGAGCGAGAAGTCGCAAAAATTCTAAACGCTTTCTTTGAATCAGAAAAAATAGATTACACCTGCAAAAGAAACTTAGACCAATATCAGTCTAAAGATCTTTGCGATATCAACATGCCTTATCACGCAATAGAATGTAAGTTTTATAAAGAAGGCGATTGGTATCAGAGCGGATGGTGGGATCAAGTATGCAGGTCAACCGAAGGCCGCATTCCAGTATTAATATTTAAATTTAACAGAAAACCTATTAGAGTGTGTATTCCTTTACATGCCATCAATCCAGAATGGGAAGCAGATAACAGCAAGGTTGCTGTAATGCCTATAGAAAATTGGTTAGATGTATTGCGAGAAAATTGGGAGCTTTATTTAATTAAAGACTAGGCTAGTCTCTGAATGTCTCTATCTATTCTTTGAGCAATATCCATATTAGCCATATTTCCACCTAAAAGATTTAAACTTCTTGGGGCAGTTTGATTTTGAGATGATAGGTTGGCAGGCTCAACTTCTGGTAATTCTAAAGCTATAGGAGACTTAGGATCTACACCTTGATTTTGAAATTGTCTCTGCCCATATTCTGATGTCTCTCTTGCAGGCTCGGTTATGGATTGTATTCCTATAGATCTTCTTATTGGCTGACCAACGCCAAGAGCTTGATATAAATTTGGGAGGTCGTTCTTTAAAAAAACCTTGTCTGGGATTTCTCCAGCTAACCATTGAGAAAACCTTTTGCTTCCGAGAGCAGTAGCTAAAAATCTTATTGCGCTGTA